TAATAGTAGGCATAAATATATAAACAGGTTTTTTGGTAACTGGTCATTGTTGAAATCAAGACTCTAAAAAAGGAAGGCTTACCAAGTGCTATTAATGATTGTTGTTGTCAAAACATTGGCGACTATGATATATCTGGGTCGCACTTTTTAGTATCTCATATATCTTTCAACAACAAGAGGCAAGATAAACGGAGTTATTCGGCTCTTGCCTCACTAAATAGAAAGGAGAAATTATGAATAATAAAAACAGGATAAAAAAAGTAAAAAGATTACTTGGTTTGTTTGAAGATAACAGAGCATTAGATGATGAAACACATTATTATAGAATTGCTGATGTGGTATGCGACTTACAACATTATTGCGACAAGTATGCAATAGATTTTAGCCAAGAAATACGCATGGCTGATGTTTATTATAAAGATGAAATATCACAAGAGGAGAAATGACCGAAGAATTATTCTGGCGTCGAGCTAAAAATCTATATAATATTATTAATGCAATTAAAAATGACATAGTTTATAAGACTATGTGGCAAGATAAGTTAAAAGAATTAATGAAAAGAAAGGATATTTATGAATGAAATGAAAAGTCATAGAGTTTTTCCAACACTAGATATGTTTATTGATGTGAAAGCAAAAAATGATGAAGACGCAATATCTATTGTTAATAATGATGAAGAAGTTTGGAGTATTATAGATGATTGTTGTGCTAGATTATCACAGCTTGGTTATGATGCGGGTAATTGTGATAGTACTTTTGTAACCGCCAGATTTAATGATGAGATTTTATCTCAAATAGATGACATACTGGAGGAGAAAGCATGACAAAAGATAATTTTATAATGCCAGATTACTATAATCAATCAAAACCAAAAGAAAAAAAGGAAGAATTAGTGGAAAGAAAATGTTTTAATTGCGAAAAGAAAGCTAAAATGGGTAAATTTCAGAGGTATTGCAGTTCTTATTGCAGGCACCACGCGACACAGTATTCTTATATGGGGGGTTGTTAATGGAAAGTCCTTTTAATTTTGCATGGGGTATTATAGAATATTTTTGTGTATTTGCTGTCTTTACTTATTTAATGTTTAAAATAATAAATTTAACTCAATTCTCCATCAAGTGCATCAAGTGGTTTATCAACAAATGAGGCATCTTCAATAGTTTTAATTTCAACACCAATAGACTCACCATTAATAATATTATGATCTCGTACCTCCTTCAATTTAGCTTCAAGTTCTGGTCTAGTCATATTATCAAGTGATGCTGTTACAACTTCTTTTCTATCAACATAAAACCCCGCTAATTGACCGCGACGATACTCGGCATTTATGGCGGGACCCATTTGTCCGTTTGTTACAGCAATATCTCTTAACCGCGACATCTCTCTGGCGTGTTTGACAAAATCTATTTTGCTTGCTTCAGCATATTCACGTTGAAGGAATTCAATAGCTTCTACTACTTTAGGAAAGTATTTGGGGTTTCTTAGGTTACAAGCTTGTGATACAGCAGATTTCTCAGAGTATCCCGCTTGTTTAGCACATTCTGTTTGTGTTAGTCTTCCGTTTTCTTTGACAAATATATCGACAAAGGCTCTTTGTTTAGGTGTAAGCCCACCATCTCTTATTTTAGGCATGTTTTCATTTTAATACATTTTATCAATTCTGTATAGATATTTATTTACCAACCTATTATATATAAACACTAAATTAACCTCAAAAATCTTATCTATATTTGTAACGTGGTGTAACGTGGGTGTAACGTGGTAAAAGTTTCATGTTTATTGTTATTTATCAGTATGTTATGGGTAATGTAACGTGGTAACGTCATATTTGAGAATAAAAAAAAAATATTTTTTTACTTTCAAAAAAAAACTTCTATACGGAAATAACTTTTATTGACAAAAAAGGGCGGTTTCCTAGCTTTTTTCTATTTTCTTAGTTTAAAGCAAAAGTTACTTTCCCCTTGACACTAATATATCTATGGGATAATAAGGGATAAACAGAAAGGATTATATGATGCGTCAATTTGTCCATTGTCCGTGTTCCATAATTATGGTACTAAGATCAAATGAATCGAAAAGACATAGAAGAGTTATACGGCGAGGACGAACCAGACATGCTTTTTGCGGATGGTTTTGATGCCGCTATTTCTGGCGTCATATGGGATGGAGAGAGAACAAGAGTAGTGTACGAAATGGAATCAATTTTAGAAATTCTCACAGTTCGTGATGGTATGACCTATGAGGAAGCAGTCGAGTACTTCGACTTTAACATTGCGGGTTCTCACATGGGAGAGTATACACCCTTCTATTTGGAGACGTAATAACAACAGGAGAAAGAAATGGGCAGATTTAAAGATTGGGTTATGGAAATGCAAGAAGATGCAGAGAACATGGACTATGTCGCGTTTATTGCTAAGTATGGAGAAGTAAACATAGATATATGGCGTGACTACAACGATCCAGATTATGAAAATACTAGCGTAGACGAATATATGTCAGAAGGTTGTCCTTAATGATTAAATACCCCATGGTCCTTGTTACGTGGTTCGATGCCAAAGATGGTCAAACAGGTTGGCATAGCGTCACTGACGTACAAAAAGAACCACTGGCAACGTGTCATTCAATGGGTTGGATGGTAACACACAATGATACAAAAATAGTGATCATGGCGGATTACTCAAAATACGACGCGGAACAAGACGGCGGTCGTCATATCGCGATACCAACAGGGTGGGTGAAATCAATCGCGTACCTTGACATAAGTTATACGAAAAAGGAGAATGCATGAGCAGTAGTAGTAAACATAAAGATTTAGGAGTATCGGCATATCAACCGATCAGAACAAAAGCATCAAAAGGTCAAAAAATTGGCATAAATGCTGACCTTAATTTTGCTTCACAAGGTCTGTCGGGTAACAAACATAACCCCCGGCATACAAAATCACCATTTAAAAAAAGGAAAGATAAACATGGAAATGTCAAGATTATTACAATCAGTTAAAAAGCACGAAGGCTACAGAAACAAGGTCTACTTAGATACCTTAGGTAAGAGGACCGTTGGCGTTGGTCATTTGTGTGTGGAGGACTTTTGGGAGGATAATAAGGAATATGAAGAGAAATTCCTCATGACCATCCTCAAACACGATCTACAAACCGCTATAAAAGGCGCTGACAGGGTTTTAGTGGAGTGCCCGGTACTAGATGACCTTGCTGAAGAAATCATCATAGAGATGGTATTTCAACTAGGAGAAACAGGTGTAAGCAAATTTAAGAATATGTTAAAAGCATTAAAGGTACCCGATTACCAGACGGCGGCGATCGAAATGCTTGATAGTAAATGGGCAAAACAAACACCCGAAAGAGCAGCGGGCATGAGTTCGGAGATGGCAGCACTTGGTTGATGACTTCTATGATCACATGAAGAAGGAACAGGAGCTATTAAATATGAGCTACAAGGAATCCGTTCGGCAAAAAAGAGAACGGAAAGAGAAGGAAAAAATAAAGAAACAAAAAAGATGGGAGGACTATATGCCTTTTTATTCACAATGGTATTGGATGCGCGACTGGTTAGGAAATAAATGCAAAGCATTTTATCACGGCCCGAGACTTAGATGGATGAAATTAAACAAGGACGAGAAAAAACAAATAGAGAAAGAGAAGAAGAAATGATTATACTTATACTAACGGGGATGGTTGCAATTATACTGTTATTGGCTTTCATTGCTCTTATGGTTTATGCCATAGGAGAAAAAGTATCTAAAAAATAAAAAGGTTGCTTTGATATAGTGTTTTAGTGTATAGCTAGAAGCTTACCCTCAAAACAAAGGAGAGACTATGACGGCGGAAGAAATGCAAAGTGTTATCGTATATTTAACAGATAAAGTAGAAAAATTAGAACAACAAAAACTGTGTGAATGCGGTAAAACTGAGGCACCTGTCGAATACAAGACAACTCCTAAAGAAATATTTACAACAAACTATGATGAAGACGAGGAATGTTTGACATGTTCAGCTTAACTCTTCATCCTTCTTCACGTTCACCTCACGGTGATAAGAAACATCAAAAAACTCACATAATTCTTTCTCTGTTTTTGCGTAGTCTTCGGTTTTTGGTTCGAATTCCTTTAATAACTTATTTAAAATAACGTATAACACGGTCTGTGCGCCGTTTAAGTCTGTCCCCTGTAGTACTTTACCCTCTGCGGTTCTGTATTTTAAGATGATTTCATCAGAACAATCACGAATACGACGTGATACATTGTCTGACATCTCTATCATTGCATCTTTAAACTCTCGCTTTTGCATGAATACTCCTATCTTGACTCCATTGCTGAACTCTACTGCGCCAATAATCTTTTTCTTTTAAGCCTAACTGCTCCCATCTCGCCTGTTTAAAGCCATCTTTGTCAAACCGGTAACGTAAATTCTTTGCTTGTTTATCGTATTTTGTTTCCTCAACCATCTATTCCTTTTATTATTTTGTCTGATGTAAAATGCACATTAAAAGCCATAGAACGACGTTCTCCTTCACTTCTAAATGGATATACTTGATGTGTTAGCCAACTAGGGAAGATATAAAAGTCTCCTACCTCTGGTTTTGCTAAGAAACTATGTCTTGCAAAATGATTTGGTATTGATCCTATAAACTCTAGACAGCCGGCAGTAGGATGATGATCTTCTTTTGCATACTCTTCTTCAAACTTGGGAGGTATTTTCAAAAAACATACACCCGATAAATTAGAGTCGTGAATGTGTATCGGATTAAAATCACCAGCCCACTGACTGACGGCCCAAACACGAAACGCTATTTTTGTCCCTTCTGGAAGAAAATCGGGGAGTATTCGTTTCGTATATTCTTGCGATATTGTTGCAAGAAATTCTGGTAAACCTTCTATTGCTCCGTGGTCGATGCTTATTTCTTTTTTAACATTGCCGGCAAGATTATGACTCCAGTCACGGTCTTTACTAACCTTTTCATCTGCTAATACACCATCAGTTTGTGCATTAAGTGCATCAACGTACAGTTGGGGTAGTTTAGTTTTTAATATACTTGGTCCAAAGGGCTGATATATATCAAATGCGACTTGTAACTCTTCTGTTTTAGCCATCAAATCTCTCCGGATTTTTTAATAGTTCTTTTTCGTGTTGTTTCCACAACTTTTTTCCTTCGTGAACCATCATATCCCACTCTATCGCGTCAAATTCTTTCATAGAACCATCTGTGTAGTGTACTCTAACGCGGTTTATAGTTTCCCCGGAAGTGGGGTGAGGGGCTTGGAATTTACTAACTCCACTAACTATTTTTTTTCTTTGCATTATCTACAGGAGGAATATTAGATTGATTAAATAATGCTTTAACATCTGCTAAAGCGTGTTTAACATCTACCTTTTCCATAATAATATCTTTTAATTCTTCTATATGATTAGCGTGATCAAAATCTTTACTGGTAATATAAGTAGGACTATTTACTAATAAAATTTCTTTAGCTTCTAGTTCGGATAACTCTCCATTAAGTTTGTGCATAACAGCGGTGTATAATGCTACTTTAATTCGTTTTTCACTCTCATCGGACATTGATTCGTTCTCCTTTTAAAGTTGGTTTTTCTTCTTCTTTATCAATTAAATAACGTAAAAACGAAGCAATAGACATATAATTTTCGTCTGCTGTTACCTTGGCTCTTTTATACGTATCTATATTGATAGCGACAGACTTATATCTTGTAATATCAGTCATTTCTTTCTCCTATATATGGTATGTTCATTCATACAAAGCCATACATATGGGATTATACAAAAATGTCAAGGAATAACTAGGCTTTTTTATTATTTTTGTAGTATTCCCATATCTCATTTGACTTAAAAATATGAGGATATTTTTGGAATAAACCTAAAGTTACCGTTAATAGTTTTTGTGTATACTGCGGGTCTATCGCATAATTTTTTAAACTTTCAATTACTATACCAACCTCTACATTATCCAACATAGATTGTTTTACACGTATTTCTCTGTATTCTTTGAATGCACTAGAAGTATTTAGTAACTCAATATAATCAGCAACACTTTCACACCTGTTGCCATACATTCTTAATAACACATCACTATTTAATGATTTAATATGAGGTTCTGTTCTATCTGTTTGTATAATTCCGTAGTAATTATTTGCCTCTGTTGCAAATCTAGATTGCCCCCAATCAGATTCTAATATAGCTTGCGCTACACTTATAACAATTATAACTCTATGCTCTGGATTAACAAAAGAATTATTTAATACAGTACATTCAGCAATGCCTTGAACAAATTCGTCTCTTGGATTTATATCATAACTAAAATCAAATCCATCTAACATTGGATTGCATAGTATAAGTAATGTTGCGCACAGTTCTTTAAACATCGTCTTTCTCCATAAATTCGTATTCTACTTTTAATTCTATCTGTTCCGGTGTCCGTTGTCGACATATTTTTGTACCGGGTCTCCAAGATTTACGGTAACTGGTGGTTTTTACGTCTATTTTTCTCACTTCTCCTGTCTCTTTATGCACCAAAACCATATCTATTGGACCAGAGCCTTGCACATTACGAAATACCCAGTAACCTTCCTGCAAAAATTTTATGACGGCTTTAAACTCGCTAATGTCACCTATTTTTTGTTTATCTCTCCCCATGACGGTCCTATCTCCATGTCTACTTTTAAAGGAACCTTTAGTTCCACTGTATTTTCCATTACTTCCTTGATCCGTGTTGCTTGTTCCGGTGATTCAATAGAACAATTAAGTTCATCGTGTACCTGTATATGAGAGACAATGCCTTCTTCATATAAATCTATCATCGCTTTCTTTGTC